ATGGATGTGGAAATTACGCGTGAAATTTATCAGCGCCTGCCGCCGCTGTCGGATGAAGAACGCCTTGTATGGATGCTCGACCAGCGCATCAATGATTACGGTTTCTATCTTGACCAAGAATTGGCCGAGGCTGCGTGCAAGATCGCAGCAGCAGCACACCCACGCATCAATGCTGAGCTGACCAGAATCACCAATGGTGAAGTCACGGCATACACCCAAGTGGCGCGCCTGACTGCGTGGCTTGGTAGGCATATCGACGTAAGCACGCTCGATAAGAAAGCCATCGAGGAGCTGCTCGGTCTGGAGCTGGAGGAAAACGTACGCCGTGTGCTGGAGCTGCGTTTGCTCGGAGCGCAGGCAGCTGTGGCCAAGGCTGATGCACTGCTGGACCGCCGCTGTGCTGACGGACGTGTACGCGGATCATTCGTCTATCATGCTGCAGGCCCCGGTCGCTGGTCATCGCGTGGTGCCCAGGTGCACAATCTCAAACGCTCGCTCACTGAAGACATCGAGCATGCCGTCGAGATCATCGGCACTGGTGACTTCGAGCGTGCCAGCCGGGAATATGATAATCCGCTTTCAGTGATTGGTGATTGCGTGCGTGCCATGATTATTGCCGCTCCTGGTCACGTGCTTATCGGTGGTGACTTCAGCGGCATCGAGGCGCGCGTTACCGCCTGGATTGCCGGTGAGGAGAAAAAGGTCGATGTATTCCGTGCGTATGATGCAGGCACTGGCCCGGATCCATACATCGTTGCAGCTGGCATAATCTTTAATCGTGATCCTGTTCAATTGGCAGTCGAATACGATGCTGGCAAGCCTGAGGCACGTGAACTACGCCAGATTGGAAAAGGCGCGGAGCTTGCTTTCGGATTTCAAGGCGGAGTGAAAGCCTACCAAAGATTTTTGCCGAATGAAACACCATCAACAGCATCCGAATCGGAGTGGCGAAGACGCCATGGTAGTGATTTTCGAGCCAGCGCTGATAGTTTTCGATCTATTACTTTCACTGAAGAAATCAAAAACAAATGGCGACGCGCGCATCCCAACATCGTGCGGTTCTGGGGAAATATAAAACATGCAGCTTGGAAGGCGGTACGCCATCCCGGAGCCATCGTATCACTCGGCAACAATCTTCAGCTCACGTGCGATGAACAACCATTTCTGTCATTGACATTGCCGAGTGGTCGCAAGCTTTCTTATCCGCATGCACGCATCACCCGGGCATTTAAATTTGACGGAAAAATTGTCGAGCACGAGCGCGGCTATCCCATGCTGCTGTTCAAAGATAATACCTCCGGACAGTGGCGAGAAACCAATATCTATGGCGGCTTTCTCACCGAAAATATCGTGCAAGCGATCGCCCGTGATCTGCTGGCTGCGGCCATGTTGCGTGTTGACAGGGCAGGCTTTAAAATTGTAACTCATGTGCATGACGAATGCGTGATCGAGGTGCCGATCGAGGATGCGGAACGAGTCAAACCGATATTCACCAAGCTGATGATGCAGCTGCCCGAGTGGGCTGGAGGTCTGCCTGTCGTCGTCAAACCATGGGTCAATGAGCGATACATCAAATGAGATGACTGACGCCTGGGACGATATTGCCAATGAGCAAATCGTATCACCGCGCAAAGCGCGGATGCGGGCGGCCATAACACGAGCTGAGCGCAAACGGCAAAAAGCGCTGACCGAGCGCAATCAGCTCTTTCGTGAATGGCAGAAGTGGCACAAGGAACGCAAGCAACAATTACTTGCCGGGCCCCAGAGGGAAGCAGCGCAGGAGCTGGCGGACTTCCTCGAACAAATGACCATCGAGGATGCTCCTGCGCTGCTAACTCTCGTCGAGAACGGTCCATGGCGTGATTCGGAGCGGGATGTCAAGTTCCTAGTGATGGAGCTGATCTCGCACAGCATCATTTATCTGCGAGAAAGCGCCGGGCTGTCACCGTTCGATGATCCGCTTCCATTCAGTGATGAAGATCCGAGTGTGTTCCTGGTCATCAGGGAGTTACTTAGATGACAATGAAGAATGAAGCGCTTGAGGCTGCGCTCGACGAACTAAAGCGAAACGGAATTGAAACAACGGTCGCCTATGCCAGCAGGCACATCCAGGTGCGCTGGCTAAACCGTCTCGGGCAACCCCGCTTCGCTACTGTGAGCAGGCGTGAGTCGCATGAATCGCATAGCGTGCAGAATACGCGTCGCCAAGTGCGAAACACCTTGCGCGAAGACGGCATGTTGCCGGAAACAAATAAGCCACCGCCACCACGCCCACCCAGCCGTATCGAGCAGCTGGAAAAAGATTTGGAATTACTCAATTCACGCATCGCCCGGGTCGAACAGATTTTGAAAGAAGTATCGATATGAGCGTCACTCGCAATCACGGGCTCGTTTCGTTTGAATGCGACGACTGCGGCGACGTGCTCGAAACCAGCTTGGAAGATTTCTACACCGCTCTCGCATTCGCCAAACGCAACGGCTGGGAAGCAATACGCGTTGAAAATGAATGGAAACACCGTTGCCCTAATTGTACCGAAGAGGAAGAATGACATGCCCAACTTCACCATCAAGTGGCATGATCGCGGGCGTGAGGCAGCAGTCGCGCCGAACCCGGATTACCCAAACGGAATAGATCTCGACACCACGCAGCCGGGTGAGACCTCGTGCAGGACGGAATTGCCATACCCAGCCAAACGTATCGGCGTGTACGTCGTCACCTGTAATCGCTGCGGAGCGACCAGCGTCGTGACCACAGCAGGCCGCCCCGACGATCCGCGCTCACTGACGATGCCGTGCAAAACGGGAGAGGCAGCATGAGCCAGTGGGGATCGAACAGGTCGTTTCCTATTGATGGCGGCGGCTACATCCGCGTGACAGCTCACGTCGACGGTCCAACGTGGTCGAAGCTTAAGCCGCACCATCTGATCGACGACTTGCTCATGATGGAGGTTTGTAACGTATCGACCGAACTCGCTATGGAAAAATTGGCGGAGCTTAAGCGTGAGTGGATTGGAAAACGGTACAATGGTTGGATTAGAAGTACCAAAGAGGTCGAGTCAATAGCGCAGCTCAAGCCAGGGACCATCATCCGCCACGTCAACGGGCACGAAGGCTACATCGTGACTGCCAACTACGGCGACCACGCCATCGCCGTTCGCACCAAGCACATATCTAATCCGAGAGAATGGCTGATCGTGGAGGAATGATGAAAACAGTTTGGGTCAGACTGCGGTGGCTCAAATTCGGTGGCGTGTGGCATTGCTATGAAGCCTGCGAAAGCGAAGGCAAATACTTCATCAATGGTGCACCGAGCGCGCCATTCAATCTCGACGAACGAATGAAAGCAGCCCAGGCCGTGAGCCATGATGGATGGGACTTAATCAGAGATGGCGAGGATGTGACTTTTATTGAAGAGAAAAATACATGATTAGCATCGATAGCATACTGGAGAAGATCGAGGCCGACTTGGCGTGGCTCGGCCCCAACGAGAAGGTGCTTGGCCATATCTGCCTGACGCGGGAGCAAGCACAATATCTGCGCAACTGGGCGAGGACAATCATCGAGGAGTATGAGTTGATCAGAAAATGATAATGGATTTTATAATCGCAGTTGCCATCGTGGCGTTCGTGGCGTGGGTCACAGCAGCAATCCTAATGCCTCCGCCGGGTGGTTGGCGTGCATGGTGGAGGCGACGGCCGAGATGGAAACAATGAGAGATCTTCTCGCCTGTTACATTCTCGACAGCGAGAACAGACCGGTAAAAACCGATCTGCACACTTGGGGAGAATGGTTTTCGACAGTCGGTAATCGTATCGTCGGCTACACCGAGATCAATTCAGAAGTGAGAGTGAGCACGGTGTTCCTCGGGACCGATCACAACTATTCGAGAAAAGGACCACCGCTCCTGTTCGAGACGATGGTGTTTGGCGGCGAGCTTGATGAGCAAATGTGGCGCTATTCGACGTGGGACGACGCCAAGATGAACCACGACGCCATCGTCAAACGCCTGCGCCGCAACGTAATGGTGAAATAGATGGCAGTGATCGACGAGAAGGGTGTACGGCATTCGCACTGTCATGGTGTGGAGGCGGCGGAATGGTTCAGGATCATTCACCAAGTGATCATCATGCTGAGCAGCCCACAGCAGCGGGCGGAGCAAGGACTGATCAAGATCTGGCCGCCGGATCCATTCAAGCTGTGCGATGACCCGGATTGCAATCGCCTCAACCGGCGGGCAAGAGGACCGAATGCGATGGCTCGCTACGGCATCGTGCGGAGTATGCCGCCGGTCCGCCCGATCGAGCCTGCCAGTCACCGGGAGCGTAAGCTCTGTGCCGGACATCCCTTCGAAGTCGGCAACTACTTGTGCGAGGCATGCGCCCGCGTTGCCATGGCCAAACGTGTTATCGACAGCAGGAGACACACCGATGACGCTGCATAAAGACACCTTCAATTATCTCACACCGACCAGCATGCAGATTGCGCGCATGGAAAATGCCCGAGGAGCTGCAACGAATTATGCCTCAGCGATAAACGCACTAATCCCCGACGGTCCCGACAAGACCTACATCCTGCGGAAACTTCGTGAAGTCGCCATGTGGGTCAACGTCGCAATCACCCGGCACGCTGACGGAACACCCAGAAGCGATAATGACTAGAAACACCTGTTTGTTGTGTACTCATTTTTTGCCAATTGCGCCGTGCGGTTGGAAGCCTAGATACAGCGGCAACGAATTTGATATTTTTGAAGTACGCCGCGTGATGCGCGAAAACAACGGAGCACATCAGCAAGGCTATTGTACGCTAAATCCAGTTCATGCCGAGGTGTGGACCAGTCACCACTGTAGTTTCTATCAACCGACAGAGGAAAGGTTCGTGTCTCTCAGCGATTTCATTTGGGGAACTTGGGAACAACGAGAGAGTAAAGAAAAAGAGGATAAGATCACCGAGCTGACACGTCAACTTAAGGCATCGCGAAAAATATCCAATAGCCGACTCAAGCGTATCCAACGTTTGACCAAACGGGTGAAGAGGAAAAACGCATGACTGAAATTACTGAAGATGATGAACTGTTGTTGGCTACGCTGCGTGAACCAAAAACAAAACAAGATGCAGCATTGCAGGAAAAGAATGTATTGATCGATGCCTTGTGGGAAAAGGTCAGTGCTCTAATCGTCGAGCGCAACACGCTGCAACAGCTGCTGAGGGAGGAGCGTGAACGTCATGGCTGAGACAAAGAGCATGAAATTCCGGCTTGCCTTCCGCGAGGAAGGTGAGTTCTGGAATTGCTACCTCGCATATGCCGACAGCATGAAGGGTGCGAAACTACTGGGTTCACTGTTGATGGGTATCGCGCGAGGACACAAATCGAGGCGCGCCTTTATGAGTTTGATGCAGGAGGCTTTTTCTGAAGCCGTCGAAGCAGTCACAGGCAAACGCCCCGATGAGTTCAAAGAAGAGCGAGCCCCGGAGAGCGAGCGATCTGGACACGCATGACTTAAAGGAGGGAGATGTGAGCGTCATCAGGGAAGCGTTCAACACGCATGCGAGGTATGTGCCGCGCAGGTTCAAGCGCAGCCGTGAGAAGAGCGTCGGTGCCAGCGAGATCGGACAGTGTGCGCGCAAGATCTGGTACAAGAAACACAACGCCGACTACGACGCCGACTTCATCGACGGCTGGGGTGCAGCAAAACGCGGCAAGACATTCGAGTCGCGGTTCTTCGTCCCGGCACTACGCAAGCACTACGGGAACAAGTTGCTTTGGGCGGGCAGCTCGCAACAACGTTTCACCGATAAGAAGTTGAGCGCCACACCGGATGGATTGCTGATTGATCAGCCACGTGATGCGCTGGCCGAGCTGATGGTGCCAGATCTCGGACCCAGCCGCTGCTTCGCCATCGAGTGCAAGACAATTGATCCACGCATCAACTTAAGTGAACCCAAGACCGAGAACGTGTTCCAGACACATGTGCAGCTCGGCATGATCCGTAAATTCACCAAGTATAAACCAGACTATGCCGTCATCATCTACACCAACGCGTCGTTCTTCGACGACAACGTCGAGTTTGTCGTTCGCTACGATGCGGA